AGGACTGTAAAGCCTACGAGCGTGAGCGTTCATCAGTTTGTATTCTGTGGGCGTAAAGATGCCCTTGGCATTCCTAACGTCAAACGGGTTTAGCAAGCAGCGATCATCATCTTCCACTTCTTTGACCTTGGTTTCAACCAGGTGCTCTGCTAACGTGTACTGAGCAACCCAAGAGCGACCAACCTTAATTTGACCTGTTGTCAGATCACCTTTGTATCTCAGCTTCTTGCAAGATGCTAAAACAGAAGTTCTAGGAATTCCTGTCAGAAACTCTAACTGTTTTGAGGTAAGTGGGCCATTTTGTAAGGCACTAATTATTGTCGCTTGGGTCATTGATACATTTCCTGAATGTTGATTGGTCGGTCTATGTGGTTTTCTAGTGTTCTACAAAGCAAAGCTACTACTGCGGCATTGAAGTCCTCTGGTTCGGTTACATAAGCATTTGCCATTGTGATTGCGTAATCAAGCAATGTCTCAGCGCATTTTTGTTCAATTTGTTCGATGTTCATGTGAGTAGCCTAACATGATAAAAAAGTGATGTCACTAGGGGTAAACACCTATGTAAAAGGCTAAAAAGGTGTGGCACATTAGTGGTGTTGAGTGTATTCGTGTGCGAAGTCCATCGTGCCAAAAAGTTGCAATGCCATCGAAACTTGTACTCAACAATGCAATTGCTATTTGCATGTAACAGGGACGAATTGCAAAAACGGACAACTTTTTTAACAAACAGGAGTGAATATGAAATCATTGTTTGAACAGTATAGGGAGCAATTTGCAGACATTCCATACTGCTGTTACTGCTTAGAACCAAAAGGCGAAAGCTACAGTTGTTGCGATGAGAACCACTTTATCGAGTTTAAAGACTTGTATATTGAGGATCAAAAAGAGATCATTCAACAAGAGTTAGATGAAAATCAAAGGAGTTAATATGTCAATAGAAGAGTTACTTAAAAAGAACGTCAACGATCACGTTGAAAAGAAAAATGGCCTGTCCTACCTATCATGGGCGTGGGCGTGGGCAGAGGCTATCAAAGCCGATCCTACCGCTAGCTACAGAATAGAAATGTTTAATTGCAAGTGCTACATGGACATCAATGGCAAAGCAATGGTGTTCGTAACAGTTACCATGTTTGGCAAACCAATGACCTGTCAGCTTCCTGTGATGGACTACCGAAACAAAGCAATCCTTAACCCTGATGCGTTTGCAGTAAACACGGCAATCATGCGTTGCATGACCAAAGCCTTGGCACTACATGGACTTGGGTTGTATTTGTATAGCGGAGAAGACGTCCCCGAAGAGGCTAAATTAGTCATTATCTCGGCTACTCAGGGAGCACAAGATAACATTCCCCCAGAGGAATTACAGTACCTTCAGGATATGGCGATAGAACTCATTGCCATGTGTGAGCAAGGTGACCCCAAGGCGGCTTGGGAAAAGTTGGAAGGAGAGAACCTAGACGATCAACAAAAGATTGCCCTATGGACACTCCTTCCCAGTAAAGTAAGAAGTGCGTTAAAGAAAGCAAAGGAAATGTAATGGAAAAAAAAGATAACTCTGGGGTGTTGTTCAAAAACGACAGGAAAGAAAATGAACGTGCGCCTGATTACAAAGGAAACATCACAGTCAATGGTCAGGACTACTGGCTGTCAGCATGGATCAAAGAAGGCAAGAGTGGCAAGTTCATGGGATTAGCTCTCTCTCCAAAGGATGAATCTCCATTGCGAGCACCACCCAAGCCCAAGTTTGACGACCTGGACTTGCCTTTCTGATAAACTTTCAACGGGGGAAAGCGGATGCTGTGGCAAAGGCACTTTTCAGGCTTGCGGAAGACACAGACGCAGCGAGTACCCCAACTAACAGGAGTTAAAAATGGATTTTAAAGTTGAGATTAAAGATAAATTTTACGGCCCAAATAAAGACAAGGGGGAGTTGTTTGTAGAACCCGCACCGCACCATAAGCGTGTTGTGCGTTCAACTGCCAAATGTCCTTGGCACAAAGAAATTTCTGAGAGCCTCTTAGCTGACCATTGCAAGGGAACATTTCGTTGTTTGTCTTGTGGCGTGGAGGGGCTTTTAGTGGAAGGCACAACTGATAGATTTCTTGCTCTACAAAGAGAAGATGCATAACTTTTTAATTAAACAGGAGTGAATAAATGAAATCGTTAACAGAGTTATATTTTAAAGATACGTTTAACAGGCTTTTTGGCACTGACCCACACAAGTTAGTGCGTTTAAACGACCCCTCAACAAGCTATGAGGCGGCTCAAGCAGTTGATACCAGTAGGCTAGAAGCAATGGTCTACGAGGCCATTAAAGGCTTCCCAGACGGCTGTATCTCAGACCAGATACTAGAGATGTATCCAAACTACCCATATTCCTCTATAACAGCAAGGTATCGTGCCTTGTTAGACAAGGGATTCATTGAAGTTACGGGTGTCAAACGTGGCAAGTTTGGCAGAAATCAACGGGTAATGAGGGCTATATGCTAGAAAAACCACCACATTCCAAGATTAGCTACCCATCAGTCCCTTTAAAAGACTTTATCTGGGAGACAGGATCAGACGTTCAAACACTGTGGAGAAAGCATGGATGGATACCTCCTAGCGAGAATATAACTCCACCACCACCCATCCCTGAGAAGTTTCAAGAGCCACTGCGGAGGGTGAGATGACTGATTGGATGACTGAAGAATATGGGATACCCCATAAAGATGGGAAAGTACGATGGTATGTAATTGGATTCCAAGAATCTGAGTTTGAATATCTTGGTTGGTTTGACATGACAGATTGGGATGAGGGATTTCAAGAGGTACTAATGAGTGCTAGATTACTTGAATGGGTTGTCGATGCAGATGAGGATTATCGTATTTTACGCCATGACCAATTGATAGAGTTAAAGAATAACGTAGATTGGGCATTAGAGAAGGCAATGGAAGTTCAAGGAGAAACAACATTTGAGTGGTGGTATGAACAAAAGAAACTCAAGGAAAAAACATGAAAACAGAAGACCTCGTTGAGATGGTAGAAAAAGCTGGTTTGTGTGAGCCTCGGGGAATTATTGATGCGTTTGACAAACTTGAACGCTTTGCCGCCCTTGTAGCTTCTGCCGAGCGTGAGGCGTGTGCTGGTTTGGCAGAAAGAAGGATGTTACGGGGTGACAATGACGATCAGAAACTTGGTCATCACCACGCTTGCAAATCTATCGCAAAAGAAATCCGAGCAAGGGGAGAAGCATGATTCACACCGAAGAAGATGACGAGTTCAGCCGAATTGAGCATGAGAACGCCATGAAGGGTCAGCCCTACCACTTTGATATTTATGTCTCACCATCACAGAGAAATAAGGTACTAGAAGAGGTTGCTCAACTCTTTGAAAAGATGCCCTTTGGAGACACTGCTGCTAGCTTTGCCGCTTATGTTAGAGGTCTACTTAGCAAGTAAGTAAAGCCCGACATTCGAGAAAGCATAACCCGCATAGACCATCGCCATTTGTGGGTTATCTTTCCATAACTGCTCACCAGCTATGTAGGCATAGATTGCCCCTGTGAGGATGATTAGCCAAGCACTCAAAATGCACCTACATCAATTACTTCGCCTCTAAATTCAATCATATTTTCGTCAAACTTGTGAACCAACTCAGGCCACAATAGTCTTCCGTTAAAGAAGTTCAGCACCGCAAACCCCGATCTGTGATTGTTAGGATTTATCTCTGCATAGGTAAACTGTGGGCCATCAGTCTCAGCAAGTGTCCCTGTGTCAACCCCGTACCGAGTGCCGTTATAGTCGTCAAATGGCGTAACCTTGAGCGAGTGCAAGTGTCCAGTAACGATTGACACACCCGCATTCACAGTATTGTTGTGAGTTGCATGGATGCCACCCTTGTACCTATGCTTGATGATGACATCAGGGGTAGGCCATACTGACCAACAGAACTCCCACTCAGTAATGTGGTCTGTCAGCTTAAAGCCCTGTACATCCTTAAACTGTGGTGCGTGTTGGGCTAATCTGTTAGCAAACCTGACATCGTGGTTTCCAAATGTAAACAACAACTTTACATTGTGTCTCTCAGCCTTAGCCACTTCCTCGATCTCACCCAATGCACCCTGACAAGCCTTTAACTCTTGGATAACAGAAGCCTGTGGTTGATCAGTTACATCGTGGCGGCTTATGGTAGAGCCATCAAAAGCATCCCCATTACATATCACCGCCTTGGGTTTGAACTCCTCTATAGCCCATAGAAGCCCTTTAAAGGCTGTTGAGCGTTGACCAGGAATGAAGTGGGCATCAGAGAAGACGATTATTGTGCCATCTAGCATCCCAAGGTTTACTTGCTTTAAAGGAGAAAAAGACTTGGGCTTATTGTCGTATTTGTGTCCTCGATGGTCACTAGAGCCAAGGGTCATCTTGTAGTGGTTTTCAATCCACCTTCTGCGAGAATAAACCGCCCTGAGACTTATTCCAAGGTGTTCAGAGATTCTTGTGGCAGACTGAAATTGACCCCATAACTGGATAAATTCTGTATCTGTACACGTTTCAGTAGCTGATCCCATTGAAGTCCTTAGATATTAAGTTTTCTAGCAAATTGATGACCCTGTGCTCTTGCATTTCAATCTCCTCTTGAGAGGATTTAGGGTCTTGCGCTACAGACATCAGGTCATGCAAAAAGATGTGCAACAACTCGTGCAATGCGGTCTTATCTAAGGAATCGGCAGTGATCTTCTCTGCACCAAAATCACCTAGCCGATAAGTAGCCAACCTAGCACCCTGATTGAACTCAACAGAGGCCATGGCTTGCTTTGCGGGTTTCGAGCCTTTCTCTATACGCCAATCACAAAGGCTTAAAAGTAACTGGTACTTCTTGACACTTTTGGCAAAGATTTCAGCCTCTTGCTGCGAAGGTATGTTAGCCATAGGTGACAGATTAGATATTGGCTTTATGTCACCATTGTGTCTGCCACAGATTGAACGTGAGCAACTCTATTAAGCCAACCCTTGATAAACCTGACCTGATCTGGCTTACGTCCCACAATACCTTTGTAAAAGTCTTCCTTGGTATTGCTGAACTTCTCAACCAAGTTGGTACAAGATTTAACTGCGGCAATGGTTGCGGGGCCAATAGCACCATCAGGATTAGTCCCAACAGCAGACTGTAAGGTCTTCACTGCACGACTAACACCCGCATTAACAGCAAAGTCGTAAACCAAGTAATCAATCCCAAGAGGTAGTTCATCACCACGAACCTTGTCCCAAAAGTTAGCCTTGTAAAACGACCTAACCATCTCTTTAGGGGGTGTTTCACCCTTGTCAATCAACTCCCAACCTTCCCATTGAGGATTAGGATTACGGGCAATACCCGCATAAGTTTGACCGCCAGAGTCGCCAACAAGTGTGGTCAGTTGATAACCACCTTCAGACTCAAGCACCAGATCACAAGATTTTTCCCAGTTTTCTTTCATTTCTTCACCCTATCGGCAATTTTTTCCATTGTGCGTCCACCAAAGTAGAAGCTCATGACCAACATACCCCATTGACCCAGTAGCTCAACATAAGCACCACGGGTTTCGTATTCAAAGATGGAAGCAATGGCGAACCCAGAATAGGCCACCAAAAGGAATATAAGCGTCATAGGGCGTATATTCTTGGACAACCAAGAGTCACTAGCCATATCTGCTTTTGTGCGTTCTGTGAGGTTGTTTTGCTCTGTCTCATAGAGCTTGGTTTCGTTAGCCATCTTAGCCAACTCGCCATCTTGAGCCATCTTTGCAAGGTCAAGTTGGGCTTTGGCCTTGGCTTCAGGATCAGGAATCAGCTTATCAATGAGCTTCCCACCGATATTGAGAATTGCGTCTAGTCCAATCATTTTGAGTCCTTTGGTTTATCTTCATTCTGCATGAGTTTGATACCAGACAGGAATCCAATCATGCCGCCTATAAGAGTAGAAAAAGCGGGTGAAATCATTTTGAATATCTCTGCGTTGTCTACTTCCTTCGCCCACAGACCAAGGAGAAAGGAGAACACCATGGCTAAAACAGAGATGCACAGGGTCGTGCTTACCATTAGGGTGACGTACAGGGTCAACTTCTCTTTCGTGTCGGGTTGCGTTTTTTTGGTCATACATATATATCCAACTTGCGGTTAGTAAATATTTCCATGCGGATTCTCTCTTGAGTTACCTTCTTGCAGTAAATCTCAAACCCAATGTCTTGCAGCTCTACTTGTTTCTGTTTGGCAGTCTCAAGGGTCTTGTTAACTTCATGCTGTTTTTCTAGCTTAACTTGAGCAAGATCGTGCTTATCGGGATACCCAGACGCTTGCACTGTCGGAAACAGTCTAATGGTTTCAATCATTTTTCTCTTTCCCTTGCTCTTGCGTAGTAATAAAGAATCTTACCCCTTAACTCAGCACTATCAGCAACTCCCGCCCACTCAGATAACTTGTTCCAAATACCCGCCAAATCTGCTGATGAACAATTATCACCATTTGTTGTCAACCACCGAGACAACTGCATGTGCCTTAATGTAGGCTCATTTATCCAACTCAGCGCATAGAAATCAGTAACGATACATGGAGACTTTGCACTTGCCCAAAAAACCAAAGCAATGAGCAATAAAACTAACCATTTCACAAGTACGCCCAAAGAATGATGTAACTACAAAAGATGATAAAGGCAACAAAGACGACTGCCGCAATAAATGCCAGCAGCCAGTCTTTCATTGTCTCTCAGAAAGGTTGTATTGCCCAACTGCACTTGGCGCTAAAACACTACCAAGAGGCGCTGATTGCTGAGAAAGCAAACCACCCAGACGCTGTAATAACTCTGGTCGTTGGCGTAACAACATATCAATTGCCGCTTGTCCAGTAGGACTGTATGCAACAGGAACTCCTAGTGCCGCTGGTATGCCAATTTGCGGTTGAGATAATAAGCCGTAACCACCACCTATTCCAAGCGCAAGCCGACCTGTTTGTGATGCTCCTGTTGTGTCCCCAATAACTTCTAGTGCTGCATCGGAAATTTCTTGGCCTTTAGCTTTACCTTTAGCAAACGATGATTTACGTCTTGTTGGGTCTTGTTGTCGAACAGCAGTGGAAAATTGTTGAGGAGTAAACACGCCATTCTTTGCACCAGAATTAGCCGCAGCAACATTGATAACAGTCAAATCACTAAAAGCCGCATCAATTCTTCGCAGTGTAGGTGTTTGCTTAGGATTTTGGGAGTACACCTCTTTTTTCATTACTTCAAGAACGCCACTCAAAGCTTTGCCAACATCTCGTTCAGATGCGCTACCGCCATTAAGATAATTACTTGCTGTGCTACGCAAATCAGACTCAATACCTTTATATGTTTGACCATCTATTTTTTGACCAGCAAACTTGCCAAAAACAATGTCGTTCAATGTCTCTGTAATTTTTTGTCGTTGAGTAGCGTCTAACCCTTTGGCTTTACTTAAAGAACCAAGAATATTGCTTGTTGTTGCAAAATCTAAGTCAAATGACATCTTAGATAAAACATCATCATATTTATCAGATACTTCTTTTGAAGCATATTCAATAGCGTCTCTACCAATTACATCAGCAGGAAGGCTTAATTTATCTTTTTTGGTTGGGTCACTTGCTTTGGCTAATGCCTTGTTAATTACACTCTTGTTAAAATCAAACAATACACGTTGTTTTGCATTTTGAATGCTTTGACCAATCAGAGGCATATTCTGAGCAAATTCTTCAAGTGTCTTAAATTGACCACCAAGAGTCTGACCCGTTGTTGGCGTTATGCCAAGATCGCGCATGGTTTTTTCTGCTTTGGAGACTAATGGGCTAAGAACTCGACCCGCACCCGCAACAACTTTTTCACCAATAGGGCCAGTGATTGCACCTAAAGCAACTTGTTCAGACTTCTGTTCACCAAAACTACCTTCGCCAACAGCGGGTTGCATAGCTCCACCAACAGCACCAGCCGATGCTGCTTGTCCAACAGTAGATAAACCTCTTGCTCTTGCTAGTTGAGCAACTCTTGCCGCAGGAATAAGGCTAGCGGGGTTTAGAATATTGCCACCCAATCGTGCTACATCAAATCCAGAATCACCTTGAGCCTGACGTTGAGCTTGATATGCTTGCTCTTCAGCTTTAGCCATTTCATCAAGACGTTTCGCCTCTTCAGAGAAGTATTGGCTAACAGGATTAGGCGTAGTTCCACCTAAACTTGTGATGCCAGCCAAAGCACGAGGAATCAATTGAGCAGCACCAGTAATAGGGTCTTTTAAGCCCATCATAAATCCTGAAGATGGAGGTGTAACTTGTGGAGTACTTCCAGAAATAGCTTGTGCTATCTGTTCATCAGACATCCCATCAGGAAACTCAATTACATCTTTTCCAACTTGGACATAGATTGCCATATTATTCTCCAGTTACTGTCTCAAGTGTACGAGTTTGAGGATTCCAACGTTTTGTTGGCGTTTGTGTTGGTGCGGAAACAGGGGTAATTGGCAAAGGAGTGCCAGTTTGACCTGCTTGTGTTTGTACTCTTAAACGCTCAATATTCTTCTGTACCTTTTTCTCTGCACTAGCCAAAATACGTTTCATTGATTCTGGCTCAAGGCGTTGATTTCCAGCTACAACATTCTGCAAGTACTTCAGTTCTTCGTTAGAGTCATTGCCACCAAATTGCACCAAACGAGGAATAACAATTTCACCAATGTTAGCCATAAATACTTCTGTATTCCTAACTTTTTCAGGACTACCAACACCAGTATATTTAGCTACAAATTGTTTTTCAGGGCCAAAAGCACCACCATAGATTCCTTGATTTAACAAGGAAAGAGCATCTTTATATGCAGTTTGTAAAGAAAATTGATTTTCAACATTGGCTACATTAGTCCCAATTATTTCGCTTGCCTTTTTAGCAGCCGCACCAGTATCAAGATTGATGCCGCCAATAGTGACATTGCCAGTACCTTTTTTAGTACCTTCAACTTGTGAATTTAAATACTCATTCATCCTTTTGATAAATGGTTCAGTTCCTGGTGTTAGACCAGCATCTATGAGTCCTTGTCCAAATGTCGAGTATTTCTCTTTCTGTTCTTTTGTTGTCAAACGCTCAAGTTGTGTAAAACGAGTTGTTTGTAAATTTATTGCACGATCACGTTCTGGAGATGCGGGTAGATTTCTTAGTTGGTCAAGCGTATCTTGAATAGTAGAGAGTTCATTAGCAACTTGAATATCTTTATCAACTCCTTGTAGACGCTCACGAGCTGCCGCAGCCAACGATGCTGTAGCTGAAGCCTCACGTTGTGCAGTCAAAGAAATGCTTTCTTGCAATGCCCTAAAGCGATCAACTAAATTAGATGCTAACTGTGGTAGACCCATTTGATTTGCTCTTCTTGCGCCTTCAAGCAACGATGCTGTATCACTTAAATCAAGAGTACTAAGCAAGTCTTGCTGCATTATGATTTTCTCTCTCTCTGGATCTACGCCACCCAAACTACGACCAAGAGCACCAGCAAGCATATTAGCACTACGGCTAATACCATAGGATGCTCTTTCAAACGGGTCTAGTTTTGCATATTGCAATGCTTGTGCATCAATATTAGATTGTTGCGTTTGATCGTACATTTCGGGAGTCATACCGAATAAAGTTGGAACAATTGCCATAATTTACTCCTTAGTAGTTGTTGCCGCCAAGCGGTTGAGGGCCACCACTAAACAGATTCATAAGTGCGGGATTTTTTGAAAAGCCCGTTATAAAATCTGCATATGGGTTATAAGCATTTGCAGCAAATTGGCTTCTAGCCGCATTTTGACCACCAGCATATAGAGTTTGTGCACCAGTTGTGTTGGCAATATTACGACCTAAATCAGAACCCATTTGGAAAGGTTGTTGACCAAGATTCTCTAATCCTGTAGCGGCTTGTAGATATGCTTGGTAAGGGCCAAGAGCCGCAGCCTGTAAAGCATAATTTTGATTGCCTAAATTGCCACCAGTGCGGTACAAATCTGCACCAAATAAAGTCTGCTGTTGTCCAGCTTGAATTGCTTGATCTGCTATTTGTGCATCTGCTTGAGCAATAGAATTGTAATACGCTTCCATCTCAGGATTAGCGGCTCTTAATCCCTCACCACCTCCAGGACGCAAACCAGTACCACCAACAGCCAAACCACCACGACCAGTGTTAAACAAATTGGTTTGCAGTTGGCTATATTGACGTTCACGGCTTGGAGCTAATAGATTTTGCTTACTGAGCATATACTTCTCTGCCGCTTGCGCTGGAGATTCAGCAAGATACTGTTGACCAAGATTAAACAATCCTTGAGCCGCACCTTGCAATGGAGCAAATTGTCCTTGTGCCGCAGCCGCTTGATCTAAACCTGTTTCTGCTAAACCTAAGAATCGGTTTTGCATACCTGTTAAAGCAGGGTCTAATGAGTAATTAGCACCAGACACACGACCAGTTTTGGGGTCAAACTGAAAATTTGATGATCCAAAACGTGTAGTGACCCCTACTGGTCGAAACCGTGCTTCTTCAGCTGCAAGCCTAGCCGCTTCACGCTCAGATGCGGCTCTGGCCTCTGCCGCCCTTCTAGCAGAACTACCACCAAATAAACCACCCAATAAGGATGCTCCACCACCAATTAAAGCCGCTGTAATAGGCATATCAAACTCCAATCAAAATGTCGTCCACTTTTGACGGGTCTTTCTCGTCAGTGGCGTGAATACAAAACCAAACGCAATCAGTGATTGCCTTAACCCCGTGAGTCATTCCCGCTTTAATCTCAATGCAAGCGGGAGCGTCCACAATATCAATCTCAGTACCTCGCAACACAGCAACCTTACCTTTGGCAAGAATAGACAAGTGGCTAAAGCTATGTGTATGTTTCAGGATGGCTGTACCCGCCTCAAATGCGGCTTCTTTGGCATACAGACCATCGCTGAAGTGGTGTGAGATCATAAAATTGCAGTTTTAATTTCATCAATGGTTTCTGCACTGTCAATGGCAGACTGCATACTTGCATACTTATCACGAATAAGTTGACGGGCAGCTTCAGCGGCAACAGACTCGCTAGGAATGGTTGCCTTTATGTCCAGTGGTGCAAACTCAGCAGAACGATTTAGTCTGCGCTTGTCATGAGCAATAGTCTTTGCTTTATCAATGTTTATGGTAATCATGCTGAATACTCCCAAGCGTTACGGAATGTGCGATCTGTTGGAATATCAGATACGTCAACAATCTTGAAGGGCTTGCCAACGGGTACGACTCTAGCGGCAATCTCTATAATGTTCAAGCCGCACTCGACAGCGGGAACAATGATGGCAACACCGCCAGCATCAGTGGGATAAATGATTCGTTGGTTCATTTTGGTTTCTCTAAAGTTAGCGGAAGACAGCAACTGACATAAATGGAGAATCAGTAGGATTTAATCCATTACCAGATATGTTTTGCATTGACACTTGAAGAGCAGAGGCGGTTCTAGTGCTGTCGATAGTTGTCGTTAAAACTCCAGCGTAAATACCACTTTGGCTCCAAGCGCCATCTCCAGATACAGCATAGTTTGCATCTGGCAACGCTGTTGTAAAGTTCACTGTGTAATTACCAGTACCATTATCGGTAATTGATGAAACATTTCCACTTGCAAGAATTGCAGGAGTACCTGTTCCGTCAAAAATGACCCAAGCTCTTGCAGAGTAGCTAGGAGCAGAGCCAGAGGCAGTTGATAATTGTGATGGCACTGCTGGTTCAATAACACTGTTTCCACTGAGGTTTGATGGGGCAGATGCCCAAGTTCCTGCCGTTGCTTGTGTAGAAATAACATAACCAATGACTCTAAACGCAACAGATGTACGGGCAGTGGTTGAGTAGAAAACAGAGCCACTGTCTGCACCACCAACACCACCTTCAGCAGTTGTGCTAATTAACTCCGCTTCATCAAAAGCGCCATAAACTGTAGAGTTTATGATTGCTAACTCAACTGTTCCCGCATTATCAATCGCAACAATAGCCAACTTAGACTCAACCGCACTTGTAGTTCCTAGCGTAGAGCCAGATGACACAGTTAGAGTAATTGCTGTAGGAACTGATCTTGTTAAGAAAGCTCCAGATGTAAGCGTAGATGACCTGAAATTTAACGTACAGGGATTTAGGGTAACTGTAAGAGCATTTCCAGAAACAGAAGCAGAAATGTTTTTCAAGTCGTTAAAAGGAATATTTGATGATCCTTCAAACAAATATGACCAACTTGCCGCTGTTGTTCCAGTTATCAGAATACACACTACTTTGACTGTAGCTTTTGCAGGGACACTAACAATATCGTTCAGGCCACTTGACTGAATAGTTAGTATTCCAGTGGAATTGTTTGTGATTGTGTAGCCAAGGCCAAGCACCAAGGTGCTAGTTACAGGCAAGACAATAGTTTGTGTGGTTGTACCAGTAAACAATTGTTGGTTAGGGCTTGCGACTGTAAGGGTTGTAGTCCCCGCTGCCGTTGCAGTAGTGGCGTAACCAAGTTTGATGTTGTCTATAACAGGACGTTGAGCGTCACTGATAGTCGTCACACCTGACAAGGTTGTTGCACCAGACAAAGCTGTTGTTCCAGACGCAGACAATGTTGTGAATGCACCCGTTGAAGGACTGCTTGCACCAATTGTTGAACTATTTATTGTTGCACCAGTAATTGTTCCTGATGCTGAATCAAGTTTGGTAGCAATGGCAACAGCGATATTGACAAACTCCGTATTGATCTCCGTACCCTTGACGATCTTTAGTGGATCACCAGAGGTCAGTGCATCTTTGGTAGCAAAGTTAGTGCTTTGTGTATAGTTACTCATACTGTTTTCCCGTCTTTGGATTGGATTTCAATGCGCTGGATTGATATGGGAGCACCATTGATGTTTGATTCATAACCAGTTTGCACAATTTTACCGCTACCAGAGGCAGAAGCACTCAAGGTCTGTAGCGCTACACCATTGGCATATTGGGCAATTACTGTGGCATTAGCACCATATTCAGCGATGCCATACTCAGACACGCTTTGAGTTGGTATTTGAGCATTGGTTGATAAGTAATTTGTGCTGAAGTCAAAGCCCCACTTCATCGTGAGGAACTGGTTTGAGCCACCAATCACTACAACCTTAATTCGCTTTAAAAGTGAGGTTACATTTGCATTGCCTAAATCTGCATGGTTGGTGTAGTACTGAAACCGATACACGGCAGTGTCATCTAATGCACCAGTGTACTTAGCAATATAGCCAGTCTTGCCTAATAACAAATCGCCATTGCGTCTAGCACACAGTGCTGATGGTTCAATAGAGTCCCAAGTCGTTACTCTCAAGGAGTTGTCTTGCAAGTTTCCACGAGTATCAAAACAAAACACTTCTTTGGAAAACGGCAACACAAGAAGGTAAAACGCTTCTGTCTCTGAGTAAACAGATTTAATATTTGCCAACGTTTCGCCAGCAACAATGCCCATCAAGTCGCTACGGACGTTCTTAGACAAGTCGCCAATCGGAACAGACTTCTCAATTATTGTTCTGGCAAGTGACCTAACGCCTGAGTTTGACAAAAAGAAGATATCTTTGCCAGTGCTTTGGATAGAATCTCTTGCGATACATCCAATACTTGCCACAGTGTCAGACAAGGTAATCGTAGAGGGGGTGGTAGCACCCGCATAAACAAGAATCTGCCGTTGACCAAAGATGATCAGAAAGTTGTTGTGTGCAGCTAGGCCAGTGATATTGTCTGCACCATTAGGCCAAACTGTATTGATGTTCAGTGAGCCAGATGTGCCGCCCGTCCAGATGTGGCCTGACAGCAAGTCTGAGAAAAACACTGTTGTGTTGTCAGTAGCTGTATCAGCAACCCACAAACGACCATACGCTGATATGACAATATTACCGCTGGGCACTGTTCCCGCATAACCAGACTTCTCAGACACTCTGCGAAAGGTCGTTGTGCTGACAGCGGGATCAAAGATCAGAGGATCATGTCCTGTTTGAAAGAAAAAAGTAATTCCATTCAAAGAAGCACAAGCCCAATTGTTTGCAGTGATGGTAGGAGCCGTACCACCCCCCCCATAGGTCAATTCTGAGACTGCATTTGAGCTATCTAGTTTAAACAGCTTGTTGTTACCAGAAAACAACACAGTCAATGTGCCATCAGTTTGGACTAATTCGTGAATAACACCTGGGTTATTAGAACCCAAAGCACCAGTAGATGCGTTAACTCTCGCCCAACCTTTGCGTGATCCAACCCGTCCAAACTGGTCAATCACACAGTTAGTAGCAACCAAAGCAAAACCAGCCGCTAAATCTAATGGCGAGTCTTGTGTGTTCAGCCCAAAGAAACCTGGTGCTGAAATGCTTGAGGTCTGTAGGGTTTGGCTCATATCGCTATGAACTCCTGATTCTCAGGATAACGTGTGCCTTCCAGAGCAATCTGGTCAGATAGCATTCCACGATAGAGTTGATAAGCCTCGGAAGAGTTTAGACCACCATCTTCACCACGCTCTACCAATGCCCTTGCATAAGCATTCTGAACTACCAAAGAGTCAGGAACTAGCACCACAGTAGCATCAGCAGCCAGTGTTGCTTGAGGGACTGTGACTGAGAATGGAATGCTAAACACGCCATCAGGTCGCGGATAGAGAACGACCTTCGTGTCACCACTTGCGTCTACGCCATCAAATGCGTAAAACTGAGGGATGCCATTTGTGGTCGGAACAAGGTTCTGATACCTGTTCATCTCCACAAAAGAGATGTTTTGCATGGGAATGTTAGATGTGGTGTTAATAGCATCTTGTACTTGGAACTTCTGACCAACACCAGTCAGTGAGTAGATATAAGTTGCCGCCACAGTCGTAACAGTGACAGTCTGACCCAAAACATTCCAACTGAATGAGTCTTCAATCTGGCGCTTGGCATCATTAACAAACAAACCAATCAGAGTCGAGTAGCTAGTCTCATTGTTGGTAGAAACTTGGACTTCACGCAAGCGAATCAGAACATTGTTGATAAGCTGTAAATAGGTCATTTACTATTCCTCTTAGAGATCGCTTTAGCTTTTGCTTTAGCGTCTTCCTTGGACGTTGCGCCCCAAGCTCTAAGAGAAAGTAAAAGTCGGGTAGGCTTTCCATCTTTCATCTCAGCGCCAGGCATATTGCCCATTCGTGCTAAAAAGGATGCCCTACGAGGGTTATCTCCCGACTTTACTGGAGGCTTTAAATTGCCACCTGTTTCTGCATTATACGATGCCCTTCCTTTGGCATTCAATCCCCCTTTGGGGTTTTTTCCTTCTTTTGTTTGCCAAGCAGGACTTTTCATATTTACCTCATCTGAATTTTGCTGTTTTTTGTGCAATCGACTTGGGTTGCTTTACAAACTGTTTCCCAGACGCAGTTCCCTTGCGTTTGGCCTTTGTGGTTGCCGCATACTCTTGTGCAGACAAAGACTTGATAGCCGCCTCTGGTAAATATCTCTCTCCCGTTACAGAAGATGGTTTGCCAGACTTGGTTTTCCAATTTTGCTTGCCCCAATCTTTAAGAGACTGCTGTGGATTCTTCATTTCTTCTTCTTTGGCGTATGAGTCAAAGTCTTACTTGTAGGAGTATGTTTAGCACCCGTCATCAGCTTAGTGCCAACCTTGTGAGTCTCACCCTTATACGGCTTGCCATCAGGCAAATAGTGTGTTTTTTCTTTACTCATGTCTTATATCCCCCGCCCTTGGCTTTATATTCTTTCGCAAGAAGTTGTGCTTTTCGGGCTGACCATTCATTAGGATCACCACCTGAGCTACCCGCCTTGATCTTCTCAAACAGGGCTTTTCGCATGGTAGGCTTGGTGTAAACACCCGCTTGGTTGACCTTAGACTTAGGCTTCATTTCTTTTTCGCCTTTCCCGCCTCGGACAAAGCAATAGCCATAGCTTGTTTTGGGTTAGTAACTACTTTTTTATTGGTAGTCAACTTGCCCTTGCCAAACTCAGTCATCACCTTGCTGATCTTCTTTTGGGCTTTGGTTTTCATATCAGTACAAAACCTTGGCGGTAATTGTTCCAGATGTATAGGCTGTGCAATTGGCTCTTAAATAC